CAGGATTGGCATCTTGAGGTATCATGAAATGTGCGAGTGTAACGGTGCTTTCTTGGACTGTCTTTCCCTCCATCCTCGCCTCCTCACAAGGGTTTTCACTAAACCAAGACCACTCGGACAAATATAGTCCATCGAAAATGGGTGCGGAAGCTCAAGTAGCTTGCGTACGTGCCAGGGTTCTTCGACCACGCAGGGTCCGGTAACATCTTGCGATAACGATGTAACCGATGTTGCCTTCCGCTCTTGTACACAGCGCCGGCACCCCGAAGTTTACAATATGTTTCGCGGCTCAATAGCCCTGCCCGCACGTCCCCTGTCAACGCTTCGCCTATCCCCTCACGGGAATAAACGCATGACTCGGGGCCGGTGTGGATCGCTAGCCCTTCACCGTATAGACCTCACATCCACTACTCCTCGCCGGTTTTGACCGGCGCACGCACAAGATATTGGAAAACATCAAGGGAGCCAAACTGAAAAAAGCCCCCACTGACCGGCGCACTGTGGCCAGTGAGGGCAAAATCTGAGGGAGTAGAATGATGCAGGGTAGTCCACAATCTACGTGGCTATTTAAACATTCAAAAAATTGTTGAGGGTACCAAAAGAGTTGGGGACCATTTGGTCATTACTGGGATCATTCTGCCATTCCCCATCCACAAGAAACTTATACTCGTACCTTCCAGGGGACAGAATGACAATCTTGCTCCACCGCCCTTTGTTGTCCCTTTTCATTATGTGCTTCTTGGCATCCCAACTATTAAAGTCCCCTGCTAGGATTGCCTCTTTGGCTCTTGATGCTTCAAACTTGAAGGTAATCCTTCTTTTCTGTGTTTTATTTTCCTGCTTTTTCTTGGACATTTCTAGCCCTCCTCGGCTTCCTTCTTGTTACAGTCAAAATCGCAGACTCACTTTATAGCCTTTCTCCGTAACGACTAGTATTAGGTTTGCTTAATTGAACATCCACACAATGCCTGATTATTTTAGCCGGCGCACTATAAGCAGACTAGCCGATCTAAGTCAATAGGAAAAAATTCTTGATTGTGCCTAGATGCGAAAAAGGACGAGAGAAGAGTTGCGGCAATTACTGCGCATAATGATGAGCACTATAAATCCACCTCGATCACTGCCAAAATTACATCCCTTCATTTCCACTTTGGTGAAATTCACTCTGGTACAAGATACTGAGTGTGGTCAAATGAGGTTTGGCCACAGCAAGAAATCGCAGTTTCGCTTCTCATCCTTTTGGGAGGATTGGAAAGTCAAACGGAGATGCATACCTTTTTGTGGCGCGCCGAAAAAATCCTCGACGACTGGTCGAACCATCATTCATAAATATGCAAGCCGAAAAGCCGTCCGAGCGGCTGCGCTCCGACTTAAACGCGTTTAAGAAATCACACTCTGAACTTTTTTGCTCTTTCCAGCTCAACCCTATCTGTCAGTGTGAAAATCAGCGGATTCCCTTCCACCACATCTTACCTGGAATCATAAAGCCGTTTTTTGAAATTGTTCTGCCATTTTTCCTATTTCTGCCTGAAAAGAGGTTGACATGAAGACTAAGGTGCGAGGGGGGTATTACCGTTGGGTACTCCCCATTTCGCTCAAAAGGAGGAATCCGAAATGACTGCTAAGTCAAAAATGATTGAAAAAATGCTGGAGAACGGTATGTCGCCTCGTAAGATTTCGCGGGCCATGGATGTATCCAGAGAATGGGTCAGACACATCCAATACCGCTACGAGGCTCGTAAATACAAACAGCTCTATGAACAGCTACTGGAACAAGTAAATAGACATTAAAGGAGGACAGGAAAAGATGAGGACAGGAATAATTTCTATGACGACGAGATTGGCGGGCGTGAGCTTCGAGGATGCCCAACAGAATATTAAGCGCTTCGGAAGGGAAGAGATAGGCAGCTTTGAGCTTGTGAGGGAGCCTGATAACTCCCACGACCCCAACGCTATCAGGGTAGTCGTTGGGGGCCTTTATTTGGGGTATGTCCCCAGATGGCTGGCCAGGAGACTGGCACCCGCAATGGATGCTGGAAGGAAATATGAAGCATTCTTTTCCCGGCAAAACCGGTCTCCACACCATGACCTGGTTGGACTGACCATAAGGATAGTTGAAAGTCAATAGAATCCTCCAGGATAATCACCTGCTTTCAAGCAGTAGTCCCACCAGGTAGTGAACATCATTTTTCTCCCGGTAGGGACGCAAGAAGCCACACCGACAGTTAGCGAAGTGTGGCTACCGTCTTCCAGATAGAGTTGAAAACGGCAAACTTGTGTGTACCGGGAGAGGTTTATGAAAAATGATTTACTTTCAGATTACTACTTCAACAAAACAGTAGAATATGTAGAGAAACATTCACCACGAATTATCGAAAGAAATGAAAAGAAGGCTTATGGTAACTGTCCCTTCTGTCAGAGTGCACCTGATAGCCACCGGCTCTGTTTCGGTGTTTGGTGTCACCACGGGAAAGTATTTCTTGGTTGTCAACGGTGCGAGTTTGGCACCCGCAACAATGTTATTGAGTTCATTCAACGAATTGAGAATGTGGATTTCCAAGACGCCCTGAACCTCTGGAGAGAGTTTTGTGGAATCCCAACTCTCTCTCACGAAAAGTATGTTGAATCGCTTGGTGAGCTTTACGAACATTGCAAGAGCGCGTTCTCGGGAAATGGCAAATACAAGCAAAATAAAATCATAAAATATTCAAGGAATACCTTGATGAGAGATTTTGGGTGGGAGTTTGATGACTTATTTACCGCCATCTATAACGAGATGGTGGTTCTGTATTTCACTCGCCCACAGATTAATCGGCGGTACTTGGTTCAAAGTATAGCGAATTCATTACAAAAATTGGTCAGAGAAGAAATCGAAAATCCTGTAATCTCTGAAACCAGGCTCGCCCAGAACCTCGGTGGTGATTCTGGAAAAGGGAATGTCGGCGATACCTTAGCGCCAAATGAAGTCATTGAATTCGCAGCCAGAAAATCATATTCAGACCATTGGCAGACTGATGAGTCGATTAAAGAAATGCACACTGAGGCGTTACGCAGAGCATATAGAGAACTTAACGATATACAATTAAAAATAGTTATAGGAGATATAACTTATAGAGAGGCAAGCATGATTACAGGTAAACCAATTTCAACTATTGAGTACCAACTTAAGAGTAAACTGAAGAGAATTAGAGAAGAGTGCTTGCCAGATTAGAAAGTCCTTTACGCCTCTTCATCACCTGCTCAATTATTCATTATAAAAATAATCGTGGTTGTCCAACTTTGTTTTAAAATATTCTGTAATTTCTTTATAATTTATTTAGCAACTGGAAATTAATACAGTTTTTAATAATAAAATAATAAAGAAATAAAAATTTTTATTTCTTCACTTAAAAGAAAACTTCATAAAAAAAGATTTATACGACAGATTGCAGAAAATGTGCAAACGTAAAGTGTGATAAAACAAGAGAGCCACTTTCTGTTTCAAAATTCTGGAGCAATATTACCTCGACTGATAGGCACGCTCTCTAAGAGAGCAACGGTATACGGGGGCAATCTATGTGCTAAAGGGGATAAGACCACCGCCAAAAAGGGTGGAAATCGAACTGGGAGGAAAGGAAGAAAAATGGAGAATATAATTCTTGGAGAACAGTCAACAAATATCCCGAGGAAACTCAAGACCCGTCTTGTGGTAGTCCTACACAACGGAGCGCAGGACAACCTTAAGAGATACACGAGAGGCTACTTACGGCTCGTTTTTGAGCCTGATAATCCTTATCACGATAAGGCTGTGAAGGTCATGAGCGGTCGAAACTTTTTAGGCTATCTTCCTCGTGAGCACGGCGAGATAGTTGTTGATGCTTGGAACCAGGAAAGAAAATATCACAAAGTGGTTTGGGCCAGGAAGGCAGAGAACTCTGGACACGACACCATAGGTATGAGGTTGGTCTTAGAAGAGAGACCTACTGGCAAGCTAAATTAGCCAAGCGCTAAATCCTACAGAAGGAGAAAGGAGCGCAATACCGAAACGAAAGGTAGGTACTGCGCTTTATGAAAAAACAGAACAATGAGTATTTTGAAGAACTTGATTATTTAACTCAGGAGACAATGATTGACCTAATCGTATCCATTATAGAAAATAAACGCATCGAAGAAAAAAGGGAGGATAGAGAGGATGAATAAATCAGTTGCTATTTATGTCAGGTCAAGCAAGGACCGCCACGATGTATCCTGTGAGGCTCAAGAGGGGCAAATCAGGAAGATAGTGGAGGGGAATGGAGAGGTAATCTACCAGGTTTTTAGCGATAAAGCACTTTCCTCGACCCGCGACGTAAGGCCTGAGTTTGATGAGATGATAGCTCTGGCTCTTTCAAAGAATCCCCCTTTTGGAAAGATTTACTGCCTCGACACCTCACGATTTGGTCGGGACCAGCATCACACTCAGGCTCTTCTCTGGGAGCTAAGAAAAAAGCACGGGATAGAAGTGGTGTTTACATCGATGCCTCAGACTGGGTCTTATCTTGACCCAGCTTTCGAAGCAATCATGTCGGCTTTTGACTATATCCACTCTCAGCAGAGCAAGGTCAAGGGTGTCGCCAGCATGAAACAGAACGTCCAACAGGGATTTCGGGCTGGTGGCAGGGCACCTTATGGGTATCGTTTGATAAAGATTAAGTTGGGAACACACCGCGACGGTCAAGGTATTGTAAAGACCAGGCTGGAACCTGACCCGGAGACTGCCCCCGTACTCCGAGAATATTTTGAGAGACGAGCAAAAGGGGAGACCAGAAGGGCAATCTTGGAAGATTTCTATCGAATGGGGATTCCTTCTCCAAGCGGACGAAGAAGGTGGCCTCTGTCGAGCGCTAAGGCAATAGAGGATAATCTTGAGGTATATCTGGGGCACACAGTCTTCAATCGACACAATGAGAAGGTGAAGGTCCAGGGAAAATGTGAGGGCTATCTCCATGGTAGAAAATGGAGGCCAAGGGAAGAGTGGATTATCACCGAGAACACTCACGAACCTCTGGTTACAGGAGAAGTCGCCAGCAGAATCCGAGAGATGAAGGCGAAGCAGATAAGGGAGACTCCTTACCAGGCTAAGAGGGTTTATGCCGTCTCGGGGACCATGAAGTGTGCTTTGTGCGACACGAATTACACTGGGGATAGGGGTATTTACCGATGCAATTCCAGCAAAGCTGTAGGGGAGAAGTGTCCGAACAATGATATTTCCCAGGCCAAAGTAGAGGATGCCATCTTCTCAGTGGTAGACCAGCAGATTCTCAATTTCAAAAACATTAAGGGCTTTATCGAGCGAGTCAGGCAAAGATTTAAGACCGACAAGTCGGAGATTAAGTCTTTGGAGAGAAAATTGGCCCAAGTGGATAAGGAAATTGGGATGCTGATGAAGCTTTATCGTTCTGAAGTGATAGACAAACGCGAGATTGAAAGAGAGATGGTGCGTCTCCAGGAGCAGAAAAGGGTTATTTCAGAGAGCCTCGAAGAAGCCAAGACTGTACAGAGAGGCCTTGAGGTTTCTGCTGACGAAATCATCCAAATCATTGAAGACTTTAGGGAAGAGGTCAGACACGCAGACCCCAAAATAAGAAAGAGAGCCGTTCAAGCCCTCTTCGATGAAATTAGGATTTATCCCAAGAACGGGAAGCCTTGGGAGAGACTGATAGAGGTAAGGGGGATTCACATCCCCCTTACACGGGTAAATGTGGCGTCCCCAAGGGGATTTGAACCCCTGTTGCCGGCGTGAAAGGCCGGTGTCCTGGACCTGGCTAGACGATGGGGACGCTAAGTGTTTTCAATAAGTTATGCACTACCGTGTAAACTTGCTCCCTGCTCATTTTTTACACGTTCGTGTAAAAAGCCATTTCCGAACGACACTTTATTCAAAGTCTCTTGCAGGTCAATGTTCTCTCTCTCAAGATACTTTTCTGTTGTCGCCATGTTCTCATGGCCTAATAGCCGCTGGACAGACTTCAATGACGCTCCGTTTTCTACGTGTTGAATTGCAACAAAGCGCCGAATTGCATGGAAGCCAAACGGCTTTACCTTAGCACGATCACACAGCCCAGCCAGGAACCTACGCCTAGCCTTGAACGGCTTCCCATAATACGGGCCTGGGTGCGTGTTGACAAATGCGTGCTCACTGTCTGGAAATTCCCTGTTCTCCCAAAGCCACATTAACGTATCGTGCAGCTCGTCAGCCATTGGCAGCCATCGGTACTTCATAGAGCCGTCCTTAGTCTTGCGGGTGCCCAATCTGACTTGTCTGTGCTTAAAGTCAATATCATCAGCCCACTTCCACCGAAAAATCTCTGCCCGCCTTGCAGCCGTGTGAAGGTAGCAATAGAGAAATGCTATTTCCTCTTGTCTTGCCACTTCCAGCACCTTTTTAACGTCTTGCTCCGGTGGAGTGTACTGTTTTTCTCTGTCATGGGGCAAGCGCTCAATCTTTGCTACCGGATTGTGTTTGACAAGCTCACGCTTCAAGCCCCAGTTCCACTGGGCTAGTAAGTTCTTGCGCTCTTTGTTGTGGGCGTTATTAGAGCGCCTTTCGGCTTGCTGTAGCAAATAGCTTCCTACCATATCAACACTGATCTCGTCAACTAAAGTATGCTTGCCAAATGCGTCACATATCCTCTGGCAGATCGCCGCTTTTTCCTCGTACACCTTCTTGCTCATTCTCTTTGTCGCATAATCCAGATAGAGATTGCAGAAAGTAATGCAGTCCATGTCTGCTTTCGTCACCACGCCAGATTTCAGCCTCTTGCGCTCTGCGCTTTCCCAATCCATTGCGGCCTTTTTGGTTTTGTGTAAGCTTGTGTGCCTCTTGCCCTTTACCATTACCGTTGCTCGCCACTTCTTGCCCTCTGGATATGGCATAGTCTACTCCTTGTTTCGTAAAGATTAGCTTGCCGCCGATCTTGCTAGCTCCCAGCTCCCCTGCATTACCGTAAACCCATGAAGGCGACGCTTTAAGATACTGGGCTACTTCTTTTACTGTCAAAACTTCCATGCTCTACTCTCCTTTGTGCTGGCTGCGCTTCAGCACAAGGCCATAGGGTAGGGTGAGTATAACCTCATGGCCTTGTGAGAAAAGCACGTCAACAAGCTCAAACAAGCTTTCAACCGGATAGCTGGACGCTACCCAGACCGCAGCAACTTCTCTGCCGTCACTGTAAGCCTGTAGAGCTAATTTCATAGCTTCTGACATACCCACTCCTTTCCAAAACAAAGCCCAGAGCTGTCACGGCATCTAAGAAGCCGCTCCATGCGTCACCACATGGAGACTCTGGGCTGACTGTGTCCTAAAATGTAAAATGCGCTCTAACGGGTGCGCTACCGCTTAGATTTTTGACAACTCAAAAATAGAATACCAAAATGGGGCAAGTATGTCAACTGTTTTTAACGGAATGAAAATTGCTCAATAAGCCTTTGGCAAGTCACTTGAAGGCAAAGTATCAGTTCAATAAAATCGTCAATTATGAGGGCATTTTGACGGGTAGAATGGGCAATATGAAGGATAGATTAGGCTGCTTTTTTGGCTTTCTCTCGTCGCTTTCTGTCCCTGGCTTTTTTGGCCTCTAGTCTTTGCTGAGCCTGTCTTATTTGTTCCCTGTTTGGAGATAAAAATGTGTGTTCCCCAGCCATCACCCTATCGGAAACGTACTTGATTTTATTAGTTACAATGTTTGATTTGCTGTCGTACATCTTGGCAATTTCGCCCGTAGTAAGCCCCAGCACTTTATTGAGAATCCACCATTTCTCGCTTTTATTCAGCTTTCCTGTGGCTTCCTCATTGGCTTTTAAAGCATACTCAGCGTGATCGTTCACAGCTTGCCTGTCGTCAAGGACTCTCATTGCCTGGGCTATCCTCTGGCAAGCGTCACTGTAAGTCTTACGCACTGTCTCAACGTCCATGTCGAAGCGCCTTGCAATGTCTGCATACTCCCAGTGCAAGAAGTATCTCAGGATAAAGACTTTCGTCCTTGTCAGCTTCGGCGGGCCTTTGATTATGTCAATTAGGGTAGAGCCGCCACCTGGGAAGCCGCCCGCAAAAATGGCCTCAATCTTGTTATTACGCTCTTTCCATTCCATATCAGAGCCATGAAAGAGACTAGAGGACTGGATTTCTTTCCATCTGGGGAACACCTGAACTTCTGATTCACCTTGTCGTTCATACACCTTGCCATCCTGGTTCGCATAGATTTCAGCGAACCGACAAAGAGTAGTGCAGCTCTTGTGTTTGCGGCATTGCTTGCAAATGTCCTTGTAGTCTTTGATCTGCCACATAGGATTTAACTCACTTTAAGTGATGAAAATACCAAAGGATTAAAAAAGGTTTAACCTTTGAAAATACCAAAAAAGGTAATCCTTTTAGATAGAAAGGGACGGCTGGGATTGGTCCCAGCCGCCCCCCCCCCCCACGGAGGTCAGGTGTGTTGCCTACACACCTTGGGTTTGGCTTACTTTTCAAGTCGAGCCGTGTAGTTTATCCCCGTTCCAACAGTTCCGGTCACGTCAGTGTAAACCCGCAGATAGCGGTACACAGTGCCGTTTCTCTCGTTGGAGAAGGGAAGTTTGTAGGTGCCGATCACTGAATCAGTGTCGGTGCCGATCATGGTTTCAGTTGCTCCAACGCCAAGGATTGCCAAATCCTCTATGTCTGAAGCAAAGTCAGACTCGCTTGAGCCCTGAAGCTTAATCAGGTAAAGCTCGTCGTCGTCATCGACGTTAAACGCTGTGATCTCACAGATCATGTGACCCTCAACGAGCCCAGCGCCTACGTCAGCAATCTTGTCGGAGCTGTCAACCTGAGCAGCAGCATCAGCCGCCACAAGGTAAGCGTCTTTCATTAACAAAGTTCCGTCACGCATAGTGAAAAATCTCCTTTCGTAAGGTTAGCTGGGGTCGGTTAAACCGACCCCAGATTATTGATTACGCATTTTTGATGCCGTAGAGCCTTGCAGCACTGCGAGGGTGAAACACTGCCATACCGCACAGCCACTCTACAAGGGTCTGGTAGGAAACGCCTACGAGCCCTAAATCCTCAACGTCAACGCCCTCTTTGGTCTGCAAGCCGCAAACGTACTCGTCCACGCCAAAACGCACGGCATAGATCGAAGTGCCTACGTTGGAGCCGCCGCCAGGGTTCGCCTCAGTGAATCCAAGGATTGCGGTGTCGGTAGAATCATTCTCGATGATTCCTATCGGCACGCCAGCGTAAGCGGGTATCTGCCGCCCAAACACGTCGCTGACAGTCTCAGTGGCCTGTCCAGCCGCACGCATAAGGGTGTTGATCTTGCGCCGAAGGGTCTTGTTCATAAAGAGAACATCGGGGCCGCCGACTACTGCGTCAATCAGCTCGTCAACCTTTGGTAAGGTCAGCGTGTCGCCGCCGGAGGTACTCCCCTGGGCAATAAGCTGATCGCCAGTAAGCCGCTGCTGCAAGCCGTCCGGCTGGTTCATATCGGTGGCGTTATCGCCCTTGAAAAATGCCTTGGTGAAGTCCAAAGCAGCAGCCTTGGCCTTGCCTTTGGCACTGTGAGCCCGCAAATCAGGGCCGTTGCCCTGGGTAAGTACCAGCGCACGGTCAGTGTAGGCAACGCCGCCAAGGATGAAAAGGCTCTCGGTCTGAGGATTAACTACCCCAGTTGACTCGGTGTAGCTGCCGCCTACGGCACGCCAAGCGATACCTGGGAGGGTTTCCTCGATGTTGTAACGGTAGCTGTTGCCAGCAATGTTCTTGAACGGCAAATACTGCAATACTGGCGTTTCAGCGGGGAAAACTTCGATGATTCCCTGCTTCAGAGGGTCAGTCTGCATCTTAGCCATTTCCAATAAGGTCATGCTCATTTTGTGAACCTTCCTTTCTGTTGTTGTTATTTCTTGCTAAAGCCCAAAGCAATCTTTTGCTCAGGGGTCATTTTTGATAAATCCGTCGGTTTTTCCCTCGACGGCCTCTTACTATCTGGCCCGTTCTCTTGCTGATTCCCCCCAAACAAGCCGCCCTTGATAGCTTCCCTCAGCCACTTGATCTTGTCGGCTGGTGCTAGGTTAGGGATATACTTTCGCATATCCTCTGGTACGTCAGCTTCAAGCTCGTCAGCGATTGCTTTGAGGGTAGCTTCAGCGCCTTTGCGCTTCTCAATTTCTTGGTTGAGCCTTGTTCGGGGCACCATATTTCCGCTGTTATCGGTAGCGTCAACCGTCTGGGCCTTGTCCTTGTCCTGTACACCTGTCTCGTCGGCGTTCACGTTTTGTTGATCTGACATTCTAAGTGTCTCCTTTCTGGTTTAACGCCCCAGTGGGCGAGTGAAATAAAAAACCTAAGTGCTTAGAAAACACTTAGGTCAAAACCTATATCGGTTGAACCGATGTAGGTCAAAAAACCTAAGCAGCTAGAATCTGGTTAGGTCAAAAAGCAAAGCATGTTTAACATGCTTTAAACGCATGGAATAAAGTGGTTTTAAACCACTCAAATCTTATTCGTCAAAGTCAAACACTGGCTCTTTCTCGCCAGCCTTGTTGATCTCCAAGTTGTCCTTTTCAACCCGTTTGAGCTGTTCAATGGCCTGTTCTCTAGTCAGGTCAGGGTTGAGCTGCATAGCAAGATCAATCCTGCTCATAAGCCCCATATCAAGCTTAAACTGCCATTCTTCAATCTGCTTGCCTGTGTCCTGGGCCTTTGACGGGTCGTAGAAATCAATGTTCAAGGTCGCCTTGTCGCTGATCGTTCGCCCTGGATTGTGGACGTTCCAAACCACTTTGATAAGGTCGAACAGGTTGCGCTCGTAGCCCGTAAACAAGGCAATGTCATCACGCCTCAGCTCGTCCAGCTCCCTGTTATCAACGATCTTGCTGACTCCGCTCTGCTCTGTTGGCTCCGTTGACAGAGCCCCAGCGCTCAAGCCATTGGTAATTGCAGCCCACTTAACTATCTTGTCGATTGCGTTGACTGTTTCCTCAATGGGAGCCTTGGCCTGTGCAAAGCCCATCTCGCCGTCTGTAGGTATCTCTACAGCTTGTCCAGCAGAAAAGACTAAATCTGCCATGCCGCCTTGCATGTACTGTTGCATTCCCTCGCCCTTAATCCAGGGCACTCCAAAGCCTTGCTGTCTCAGCACGAACAGGAAGTCAGTCAAACGCTCGTTGATAGCGTCTTGCAGCGTGATCAGATCGTCACCGCCAGGAAGCCAGAAGTCACCGCCCGCTGGGAGATAGTCCCACACAGGCACGAAAGGCAAAGCCTTATAGATGTTCTCGCCCTCGTCAATGACAATGCCCCTGTACGTCAACCTTGCCCAGCTTTCAGCAGTCCAGAGGGAATATTCAATTTCCTCGGCCTTGCCGCTACTGGGGTAGTGGGTAATCATCACGCTTTCAAGCATTTCAGGTGTGTCACCCCATGTGCAATCAAGAATGTCAGGGGTCAACACGTCCAGATCAAGCCGCCCATTTCTCCATACGGGCCTTAGAAGCACTGTTTTGAGCAGCTTTGCGTACCTGTTAGTGACTTTCATCTTCTGAGCCAGGGAGCAACTTTTGCCAACTTCGTCAAATATCTCTTGGTCACGCTTGCTGCCGTCAATTTCCCTCTGGGCATCTCGCAAGTAAACCATAGCGAGGTTGTTGACGACCTTTTTGACGATGTTGACAAAGCAGGGTGTTAGCTGGTCAGCGTTCTTGAAGTGCTGGGCTAGCCTTGCCTGTATGTAAGCTAGCTGCGTGTCGTGGTAGTAGTCCAGCCGCTTGTCTGCATCAGCCTTGCGCTGACTGTTGGCCTGTTCTACGGCCTCGTCAAATAGCTCTTTGAATGTTTTCTCCGTTACTGATTGAAAAAGCACGCCATCCTCTCCTTATCTGTAGATTGTATTGACAAATTCAGTGTAGTCCCGCAGCAGCGCCGCCGCTGGGCAATACTGCCGCCAGTGGTTAAAGCCCGCTACAGTCTTTGAATAAGAGCTTACACTCTCAGCCCTGAGCCCCTGAATAGCCCCAGCCTGGGCCTCTTGTATGGACTCGCCGTACTTGTACAGGTATAGCGCTTGGCATATGCAGACCTCTTTGGCCTCGTCAAAGCCGTCATCGTCACTGTCAACGGTGTTATTTACTGGGAACTTCAGGGCTTGGTCAGCGTCAGCCTTATCGTACTTGACAGGCATCCCGTCAATGATCTTTGTGGCCGTAATCAGCAGCCGCTCTTTGTCAGCTTGGTCAACCTCTGTCCATTCCCCTGCGTCCCATATTCCATCTAAATAGGCATCAGCCTCAGCCACGGTTGCGTAGCTGTTGGCTGAAGCGCCGCCTTTGGTTGCATCTAGTGTTGGCATGTTTTATTCCTTTCCTTAAAGCGCTTGGCCGCACCAGGGCTAATGTTTGTTTAACCAACATCAGCTAGAGCTGAAGTAAGTTAAACTTACTTTAGCTTTTCTCAGTGAGGAACATTGAATGTTGCTCGTCCTTGTAGAGCCGCTCGTTTTCAAACCTTACAGCGCTTGGTAAACCTTGTACCCTTTGACCTTGACCATTTCCTTGTAAAACTGGGGCAGGGTCAGCTCTGTGTTGACTCTCGCCGTCCTGTGCTGGCTGTACATGGCCTCAACTTGCATGTACGCCTCACACTGCCTTGAGCAGTGGGGGATAATCAGGTCGCCGCCCCGCAAGAAGCACAAATGAGCGTTCTTGCTTTTTGACTCGCAGATAATGCACCCCAGCTCATAGGTCGCCAGCTCTTTGTCTCGCAGGCTGTGTATGGCCCATGCTAAGCTGTAAACCCTGTCGTCTGGGCGCTTGTCGCTCCCAAACTTCGGTTGCCCGCCCTTGCCCAGTGTGTAGACAAAGGTTTCCATTTCCTCTTTGAGCCCCTTCAGATTCTTGCCAAAGTGCAGTCGCTTCTCTTTGACTATCCGGTAGAGCTGCATGAATGGCTCTAGCTGGGCTGTGTTTGTCGGGTGTATGACTTCGCCATTCCACCCTGGCTGCTCTAAAAGCCATGTGTAAATGTCCTGGGAGTTATAGGACTCAACCACGATATTCTGTAAGCCATACTGGGCCATATCCTTGCTGATCGCCTTCTTTATGCCGCTGGCAAGGCTCCCCAGCACGTTCTTTTGATTGAGCACAATCCATTCAGGCTCGTCGCCATCTACCCCTGCAACCTTGGCAACAGCCGTCCAGATCGTCTTGTCGCCGTGTATCGAGCCAAAGTAAGCCCGATCTAAGCCGCCGCCTGTTAGGTGCTTACGTCCGTGGGCAAGCTCTTGCAGTACCTCTGGGGCTAGTGGGCTTTTCCACTTACGCTGACAGGCTTTAATGTGCTTCACGTCGAACAGGTTGTTATTGGCTGAGCTACGCTGGTTGAGATGTTGCGTTTCAAAGACCGCTGGGAGTAGCTGCTTCTGCCTTGACTTGAGCCACTTCCTGTTAATCCACGGCGGGCTTTTCTCCAAAGCCTCTGCCAAGTCCTTGTAACGGATTATGTTGGTGTAGATCGTCGGGTCGTCGCCACTTTCAGCTAACTGCTCAAGGGTATGCAAAACCCCGCCAATAGCGTCACACGTACTGTCGACGAGCAGCCAACTGTTCTCAGTGTCTCCCAGCGAGCTTGCCATGACTTGCATTGCTTCCCCGCCGTCTGGGGCTGCATGTATCTCTGTGACGTGGGCACAAGTGATCTTCTCGCCATAGAGCCCTGCCACATTACAGTTGACAGCCTGAATGAGATTATCAAGCTTAGGGTAGCGTATGTCATACGTCCTTACGTTCTTAGCGCCTATAAGTGTTCTCAGTGCTGGGGTATTCAACACGATCTGTTTCGCCAGCTTAAAGCCTACACTCAAGGTCTGGCGCTCGCTGTTCGCCATGATCTTGATGTTTTCGCCTTCCCTCGTACAGAAGCGCCACAGCACCAGCAGAATGTTTAAGATCGTCTTAGAGTGCCGTCTGGGGAAGCTCCACACGATTGTCTGGTAGATGAAATTGCCGTCTTTGTCCTGTGCCAGCGCTTTCTCAATGCCCTTACGCTGCTCGTCAGTGGGCTTGAACAGCTCATAGCCGCCCTTGCTACTGGGAATGTTAGGCTGTACGTCATCGAGCCATTGGAAAAAGCCAGCCGCCCCGTCAGCCCAGCTTACGGTTTTGATCGTTCCTGTTTTGCTTGACACGAATCGCCCCTTGCTGTCCCTGGGCTTGCTTTGGGCTACTATCTGATTTTTCGTGGGCTTGTTTCCTGGCATTGATTTACACCTAAATTTACACACGTTTTACGGCGTGCTTTCAATTACTTGTTATCTTTAGTTAAATTCCCTGTGACTCCGGCCTGGGAAGCCGTTGACAGGGCCGTGGGAGCACAAAAAAACGGCCTCAGCGGGCCGTGATCATCGAATCATTTTCCCAATACTTCTTATCGCTCCCCAATTAATAATATTACATACAGCGTAAGGACTATGCTAAGTACATTTAATGTGCTTAGCTAAAGTGACTTTAAATCACGTAAGGACTATGCTCAGCTCAGAGAAAGCCCGCTAGGTTTCCATATTCCCATTACCAGTGGTTCCTTAACCTCAAACCCTAGCTGGGCATCTCTCCAAAGCCTAGGCTTGTCCCTCACCATTAAGCGCTTACTTAGTGCTTGCCTCAAAATCTGCCAGAGTCTTTTCCACTATGTCCTCTATTGACATTTCTGGCTCGCCAAACAATAAA